ATATTAAACATCCTGGTGAAGAATTAGGATATTATCTTGATATAATTAAAATAATTGATTATTCGGCACAGGATGATAGAGCAAGATATAATAAAAGATATGCTTCTGTATTTAGTATAGATCGTATTGGTGAAACATGGAAAAACTTTTTAGATAGTTGTTACAATTTTGATTGTGTTTATGTTATTTCACTTGATAAAACAGAGGAATATAAACAAGATGCTATTAAACGACTTGATGAAAGTGGAATACAATATGAATCAATAGCCTTTATAGAGGGAGTTGATGGTAGAAATCCTAATCCTGGATTTAATTTTAAACCATGGGATGGATGGAAAAAAGATAATGAAGAAGAACTTAAAACATTAGCATTAGAAAAACAATTTAGAAATAATCCTAGTTGGTATTTAAGAGATATTACTCCTGGAGAAATAGGATGTGTTTTATCTCATATTAAATGTTGGAAAGATGCTTATGAAAATAAATTTGATTCTGTTTTAATATTGGAAGAAGATTTTTATCCTTCTGAAAAATTTAATCAAATAATAATTTCAACCTTACCAAAATGGGATTTAATTCATTTAGGTAGAAACCTAATGAGAGATTTATCTGAACAAACATACAATGCTTATTTTGTTCGCCCACTATTTTCATTTAATGCTCATGCTTATGCTTTAAGTAAAAAAGGAATTGAAATAATTATAAGTAAACATTTAGAAGAAAATTTAATTCCAACAGATGAATTCTTACCTACATTATATGACACTCACTTTAGACCAGATGTAAATGAATTATTAAGTAAACATGATAAACGTAAATTAAACGCATTTTCTACAAACATAGAATATATAATACAAAAAGGAAATAAATCTCAAACAGAAAATATACATTTAACACCAATAGTAGAACCTTTTAAAATAAAAATTATGGATAAAGAATATACCCCATTACATCCAGACTTATATCAGTATTGGAATGATACTGCTGCTTGGCATAGAAAATTTTTAGTGCCTGGTATGATTAAAAAAGAATGGGATTTATTTGTTGATGAAGAATTTGATGGTACTTATGCTTATCCTTTCTTTACAAAAGAATTTTGTAATAAAATAATTGAAGAAGCAGAACATGCTCAAGTATGGACTTTTGCTCGTCATGAGTTTTATCCTACAACTGATTTTGTATTAACTGAAATTGGATTTGATAAAATATATTATGACCTACTTTGGGAATTTGTTATGCCAATGGCTATCCATAAATTTGGATTAGAAGGCAAAGGATGGGATCAATTACAAGCCGAAAGCTTTTTAGCACGTTATACCCCAGATACTCAAGGACATTTAAGTTTACATCATGATAATTCACATATTACTGCATTGGTAAACTTATCTGAAAAAGATATTGATTACGCAGGTGGTGGTACTTGGTTTTGGCGTCAAAAATATTTATCAAGACCTCCACAAGGTTATATAAGTGTTCATCCTGGAAATATTACACATAAACATGGTGCTCGCCCTGTTTTAAGTGGAAAACGATATATTATTGTATCATTTATGAAAAATAAAGAATTTTAATTATGGGAATTTTACAAGAAAAACCAACACAAATTACTGCAGAAGAACTGCAAGAACTTAAAGATCTTCAACAAGCTAAACAAGCATTAATATATGCTTTAGGCGAACTTGAATACGAAAAAATGCGCTTAGAATCACAAAAACAAACATTAGAAATTCAATTTAATAAAGTTGTCCAAGGCGAATATGAGTTATCTCAACGCATAGCTGAAAAATATGGTGATAATAAAATAGATTTAAAGACTGGCGCATTAGAAGCTATCAGTGCTTAATTTTTAGATATTTTTCATATATTTATCAGTAGACAAAATCTATTTATAACATGGCTGAAACTTTATTATCTCCTGGCGTATTAACTCGTGAAAACGACCAATCGCAAATAACATCAGGCCCCATAACTGTTGGTGCTGCCGTTATCGGTCCTACAGTTAAAGGTCCAGTAGAAATCCCAACAATAATAACTTCATATTCTGATTATAAGAATAAATTTGGAGCTTCATTTGTTAGTGGTGGTGTAACTCTTGAGTATTTAACCTCAATAGCTGCATATAATTACTTTCAACAAGGTGGTGAATCATTATTAGTAACTAGAGTAGTATCTGGTTCTAATTCTTCTTACACCCCAGCAACTTCATCTCAAATTACTAACATAGGTGGTACTGGTGCTTCGTTTGTTCTTGAAACACTTTCAGAAGGTGTTATCATGAATAACGCTACTCAAAGTGCTGCTGCTATCAAAACATTATCTGGAGGTGCTTTAGTAAGTGGTTCAGTAGATAATATTCGTTGGACCGTAACTAACGTTAACACAGGTTCAGGTACATTTAATCTTATTATCCGTCAAGGTAATGATACTTCTAATCAACAATTAGTAGTAGAAACTTGGTTAAATCTTTCATTAGATCCTAACTCACCAAACTATGTTGAATATGTAATTGGTAACCAAGTTAAAAATATAGTTACTGATGGTGATGGTAATTTAAATATTCAAGTTACTGGTTCATATGTTAACCAAAGTAGATATGTTCGTGTATCAAACGTACCTAATCCAACTCCAAATTACTTATTAAACAACGGAACATTTAATGCTGCATATACAGCTTCTTTACCTACTGTAGGTTCTGGTTCTGAAGGTGGTGCCTTTGGTGGCGCTACAGGTCCATTATTTGGTAATGGTAGTGGTGCTTCTACAGGATTAAAAATGTTTAATCAGATAGATAACGTTAATATCCAAGGTTTATCAGGAAGTGATTACTCAAACTCAGTTGAATTACTTGCTAATCCAGACGAATATGATTACGAATGGATTATATTACCTGGTGTTACTTATCAAAACGCTCCTGGTATTTTAAGTACCTTAATGGCTAACTGTGAAAACAGAGGTGATACAATGGCTATCACTGATATGGTTAACTATGGTGCTGCTGTTTCAACTGTTAACTCAGCTGCTAATAGCTATGATTCATCATATGGTGCTACTTATTGGCCTTGGGTTCAAGTATTGTCTCAAGAAACTGGTAAATTAGTATTTGTTCCTGCTTCAACTATTATGTGTGGTGTTTATGCTTATAATGATAGAGTAGCAGAAACATGGTTTGCACCTGCAGGTTTTAACCGTGGTGGATTATCAGGTGTAATTCAAGCAGAAAGAAAATTATCACCTTCAGATCGTGATAGTTTATATATCAACAAAGTTAATCCAATCGCTACTTTCCCTGGACAAGGTGTTGTAGCATTTGGTCAGAAAACTTTACAATCTAAAGCATCAGCTCTTGACCGTGTAAACGTTCGTCGTTTATTAATCACATTAAAGAGATACATTGGTAACATTGCTGATAATTTAGTATTTGAACAAAATACAGCAACAACTAGAAATAGATTCTTAAACCAAGTTAATCCGTACTTAGAAAACGTACAACAAAAACAAGGTTTATATTCTTATAAAGTTGTAATGGATGAATCAAATAATACAGCTGAAACAATCGATAGAAATCAGTTAGTAGGTGCTATTTACTTACAACCAACTAAGACAGCTGAATTTATCATCTTAGATTTCAACATTACTCCAACTGGTGTTCAGTTTGCATAAGAAAATTAATTAACAATATTTATATCAAACAATAGATAAAATGGCAGTATTAAATCCGAACGAAATCATGTTCACAGCGTTTGAACCAAAAGTTCAGAACCGCTTTATATTATATGTAGATGGTATTCCATCATATTTGATCAAAAAGGCTTCTGCTCCTGGATTTGAAGCTGGCGAAATCATATTAGACCATATCAACGTTTACCGTAAAGTAAAAGGTAAAGTTCGTTGGAACGATATGACTTTAGAACTTTACGATCCAGTTGTTCCTTCTGGTGCACAAGCAGTAATGGAGTGGGCTCGTTTAGCACACGAATCAGTAACAGGCCGTGATGGTTATTCTGATTTCTATAAGAAAGATTTAACATTAGACATCTTAGGTCCAGTAGGTGATATCGTTTCTGAATGGATTATCAAAGGTGCTTATGTTAAAACAGCTACATTCGGTGAATATGATTGGACAGCTGACGCAGCAATTAGCTTATCAGTTACAATAGCTATGGATTACTGTATATTGAACTTCTAATTACAAACAGTAGATAATAAAGAGGCGCTAAAGAAATTTAGCGCTTTTTTTATCGAATTTTTAGGAGATATATATTTATATCAAATAATGTTATATGATAGAACAAAACAATGTCGCGAATCTAGATTCTACAGAACAGTCTAAATTCAAATTCCCCACAGAAACAGTTGAATTACCTTCTAGAGGTTTATTATACCCCGAAGGAAATCCTTTAGCTAGTGGTAAAGTAGAAATTAAATACATGACTGCTAAAGAAGAAGATATTTTATCAAACCAAAACTACCTATCTCAGGGAACAGTTATTGATAAACTACTTCAGTCATTAATTGTAACTAAATTTAGTTATAGTGATCTTTTAATTGGTGATAAAAACGCTATATTAATTGCTGCTCGTATTTTAGGTTATGGTAAAGATTATGATTTTATTAGTGATGGAAGGAAAGTAACTGCTGATTTATCAACTTTAGAAAATAAACCTTTAAGAGAAGATTTAATTACTAAAGGTATTAATTCATTTGAGTTTACTCTTCCAAATACAAAAACTGTAATTACCTTTAAAGCATTAACTCATGGTGATGAACAAGCCATTGATCGTGAAATTAAAGGATTACAAAAAATCAACCCTTCAGCATCAGCAGATGTTTCAACAAGAATGAAGTATGTTATTACCTCCGTAAACGGTGATAGTGAGAAAAAAACAGTTCGTGAATTTGTTGATAATTATTTTTTAGCTAAAGACTTAAGAGCATTTAGACAATATTATAAGGAAGTAGCTCCTGATGTTGATATGGTAACTAATGTTATGGCTGATGGCGACGTATTGGAGGGCGTTGAAGTAGGAATTGGGCTTAACTTTTTTTGGCCTGACGCCGGAATATAGATTTAGTTTATTTAAACAAATTCATGAAATAGTATTTCATGGAAATGGTGGATATGATTGGCATACTATATACAATATGCCTATTTGGTTAAGAAACTTTACGTTTAATTCATTAAAAAAATATTATGATGAGCAGAATGAACAAGTAGAAGCTCAAAATAATATAATGACTAATCAAAATCCATCAAAAACTGAAATAGCTCGACCAAATATAACACCAAAATCAACTTATACAACAATAACAGCGCCCAAAAAATAGGCGCTGTTAATATTTATATCCATCATATATTAGATAAATGGCCGATAATTCAGCACAAAATACTGCCCAAGCATTAGAAGATGCGAAAAAGAAAATGCGTGAGCTAAACGAAGAAGTTAAACGTTTAGGTGGACAAGGCTTTGGAGATGTTAATGCTTTAATATCATCCATGGGTAATAATATTACCAATGCTAATAAGCAAGTACAATTAATGCAAGATGAGGTTAATGACCTTAAAAATGCATTTAGTAATATATCTGATACTTTAAAAAATGTAATAGCTGATATTAACGGTAGTACTAAAGCTTCTACTTTATTAACTCGTAATTTTAATAAATTAGAAGATTATTCTCGTAAGATACAAGAACATAAATCTGAGGAAAATGTTTTAACTGTTAAGCAATTAAAAGAATTACAAAAGAAAGTTGGTAAAGAAATGGATTCGTTAAAAACGAATCTGTTAGAGGCAAAAGCACAGGAAACAATTCTTAAACGTAAACAAGCAGCAGGAACGATAACTAAGTCTGAATCTGATGAATTACAAAAGAATTTAGCATATCAAAAAGAAATCAATAATGCTATAGCAGATCAAGAAAGTTATTTAAATAAAATAGTTCCTTTAACTGCAAAAGAAGTAGAAGAAGAAAAGAAACTACAGAAAACTCTTGGTATTACTGGTAATTTATTTAAAGGAATTACTGGTGCTCTTGAAAAAATTGGAATTCAAAGTGAATACTTTGAAGACATGGGTAAAAAACTAAGAGAAGCAGCTAAATCAGGAAGTCAATTACAAGTATTAGGTACAGGAATTAAAGGAATATTTAGTGGAGTAGGACAAGCATTAGCAGATCCTGTTGGTAAATTCCTTTTATTAATAGCATTAGGTAAAAAATTACTTGATTTTGGTTTGCATTTTAATAAAACTGCTTCTGAACTAGGGAAAAATTATGGTCTTGCTGGAGAAGCTGCTCGCGGATTAACCCATCAGATAGAATATGCTTCTGTTGCTTCTAATAATTTGTATTTTAATTCTAAAAATATAATTGAAGCACAACAACAACTTAATGATGAATTAGGTACTAGTGCTATATTAAGTGATGAATTAACTCAAGGACAAATTGATCTAACTAAAAAATTAGGATTATCCGGAGAAGAAGCAGCTAAATTATCTCAATATTCATTGACTACAGGAAAAAGTCAAGAAAAAATAGTATACGAAATTACTAAAGCAAATAAAGGTTTAATTAGTAATAAAAAATTATTACAAGAAGTAGCTAAGACAGAAGGTCAATTAGCTGCATTTTATAAAAATGATCCTATTTTAATTGCTGGTGCTATAAAAAAGGCAAAAGAATTAGGTATGACTTTGGAACAAACAAAGTCAACTACTGATGGGTTACTTGATATTGAATCATCATTAGCCAATGAATATGAAGCAGAAATGCTCATAGGCAAAAATATAGAATTAAGCAAAGCTCGTGAATTAGCATTGCAGGGTAAAACAGCAGAAGCAGCTGAAGAAATGCTTAAAAATGTTGGTGGTATTGCTGAATTTCAGCAAATGAATCGTATTCAACAAGAAGCTTTAGCTAAGTCAATGAACATGTCAGCTGATGATTTAGCTAAAACATTAACTCAACAAGAACGTTTAGGTAAATTAACTCAAGATCAACGTGATAAAGTAGCAGAATTAAGAGCTGCTGGTAAGGATGAACAAGCTGATTTATTAGAAAAAAATGCTGGTAATGATAAAGCATTAAAGTTAGCTGAAATGCAGCTTGATACAGAAGAAAAATTAGCACAAGCTGGTCAGAAATTTAAAGATATTATTGCTAGTTTAGTTGGCGGTCCTATTGGAGCATTATTAGATGGTTTATCAAGTGCTTTAAGTGTAATAAATGATATATTTAAAGTTCTATCTGTTTTAAAAGTTCCTCTTATGATAATAGGAGGTATATTTGGGTCTATTTGGGCAGCTGCTAAAGGAATACAATTAGCAGAAACAATAACTACTGCATTACAAGGCAAAAAATTAACTTTTAGTAATTTAATAGCAGGTAATACTATAAGAGAAAATTTATTTAAAGTTAAAAACAATGCTCAAGCTGCTGTTGAATTAGCAACAGAAAGAGGAAAAGTATCTTTTAAACAATTAAATAGTGCCTTAGAAAAAGAATCATTTCTTACTAAAACACAAGCATATGGTATAGCTCTTAAAGAATGGGCTGTAGCTAAATGGAAAGCATTAACTGGTAAAGAACAACTCGTTACTGATCAATCTACATTACTCGTTCAACAACAACAAAATGCAACTGAACAAGCAGGATTGTTAGTAAGAATAAGAAAAGGTCTTGTGGCTGCAAAAGATTATGTAGTACAGAAAGGGATAGCTTTATTTTCTAAACTCCAAACTGTTTACGAAGAAATAAGTTTAACTCTTAAACAAAAAGGATTAGCTTTAACTATTAAAGATTTTCTTAAAAGTATAGGTCAAGCAGCTATGAAAGCCTATTCATCAGCCGCTTCAATTCCTTTCGTTGGTTGGATTCTTGGTGCTGCCGCTGCTGCCGCAGTAGTAGGATTAGGTATGAAATTAATGAGCAAAGGAGATGACGTTGTATCGCCAGGATATGGTAAAAGAACGTTAATGGCTCCTGAAGGTGCTATTGCCTTAAATGATAAAGATACAGTTATTGCTGGAACTGATTTAGGTGGAAAAAAGAAAGGTGGTGGTGCTGCTACAGGTGGTGGTGGTGGAGGATCAATAGATATAGGTCCTTTAGTAGCCGCGATTAATGAAGTTAAAACTGCAGTAGATGGCATAGTAAATCGTTCAGTTGAAGTATATTTAGATAGTACACAAATAGCGCAAAAAATACAGACACCAATAGCTGTAACTGCTCGAAGAACAGGATAATAAAATATTTATATAAAATAATAAAACTATGGCACAAATTCTTGATCAAGTAACAAACTCAACACTAAGCTTACAGGGCCAAACTCCCAATATTCCTGCAAATGCTTTGCCATCTTCTACTAATCAAACAGTAAAAGGATTGGAAAAATCTTTATTAGATTTACCATTGGCAAACCCAGAAAAATATTTGGATAAAAAACCACAATAACAAGTGAATGCCCTTAATAGATTTAAACTCAAATTTAACAAACCTAAAATTTGGTAATGACCGCCCTGGGGGCGGCAACAGTGGGCTTCCTTACATAAAAACGTATTTACCACAAAATGATACAGCAGCACAGCAATTAGCATTTGCTGCAGGAAAGTATAGTATAGATTTTCCAATTAGAGGTGGTGCTAAAGCAGTTACTGATATAGTAACTGATACTTTACGTATTACTAAGTTTTTTGGGGATCTTCAACGTGGACCTTTTTTTATTGCCAAACAAGTAGGTCTTCAATTATCAAATCCTAGAACAGAAGTAGGCAGTGTTTTAGGTACTGTTCCCTATACTCAAGTTTATGTACCTACAAATACACTAGCTCAGATTGGAGTTCAAGGAACAGGAATACATTGGGATAGACCAGGTATTTCTCCTAATACTAATGATCAATTAAAATATGCTTATGTTGTTGGTCAACAAGTAGTAACTAATAATTCTGCAACAAATCGTCTAATTGCTTTATATAAATTAAAAATTAATCCTAATGCGGGTCAAGTAGATCCATTATTAGTAAAAAAATTAGGATTAGAAGATAAAACTCAACTTAATTTATTTGAATATTCTAACGGACCAGAAACAACATATGGAATAGGTAAAACAATTATACCTAGATTTGAAACTACTACTCCTTCTTCTGCATCAATATCACAAAATCCCTTTTTATATGGAACACGTCCTGTTCCTACTTTAGATTATAGAAAATATATTACTGCTTCTAATGCTTATATGTCTCAAAGTGGAGATATTTTTAATCCTGGATACGTACAAGCTCAAGGTAGTTATTATCTAAATAATATAGGACAACAAGCAGATGTTGTAGTAAATAATTTTTCCAAAAATCCCCGTCCCGTTGATTTTCGTTTAATAACAGGCTCAAAACCAGTATTTAATTTTTCAAGATATATAGCAGCCCAAGATGTATTTGTTTCTGAATCTAGAATAGCTATAGTAAGTGGGATTGAAGCTAACGGACAGAATCTTGTAACGCTTAATCAACAAAAAATAGTTTCTAAAAGTAACTATGAATCTACTCCTTATCCAGTAGCATTTAGTGGTTCATTTATTCGTCCTTCAAAAACAACTCCTACTGTTGAACCTGGAGGGGCAAAAACAGCTTATAAATTATATGAATCTCTTGAATCTCCTCCTTTACAAGAAAGCAGAAGTAAAGATATAGAGAATAATGGAACAGATGCAAATTTTTCTTCTCCTTCTGGATATACTTTTACTTATAATTTAATTAAACAAAGAGGAGCTAATGCTAAAAGTAATAGAGGACAGATTCCTCAAGATTTTAGAAAAATATTAATTGATAACCAAATAGGAGAAAATTCATTATATAGCTATGATTATAAAAGTCCTACTATAAACATGCAAGGGAGAATTGGTTATGCCGATTCTGGTTTAACTACTTTTAATCGTACTAGAATTACTAATACTGATTCTGCTACTCAAGATAAAGTAACTATGACCTCCTTAACTAGTTCTCTTGTTCCTGGACAAGGCAGTGCTAGAGATTTAGTTAAATTTTGTGTTGAAGGAGTAGATAATAATAACCCAGTAAACACAACTAAGATCCATTTACGTGCTTATGTAAACGGATTTACTGATAATCATGGTGCTGAATGGAGCGGTTTTAGATATACTGGTAGAGGTGATCAGTTTTATACTTATCAAGGTTTTACAAGAGAGGTAAGTTTAAATTTTCAATTACCTGCTCTCTCAAGACCTGAAATGAAACGCATTTACCAAAAAGCTAACTACTTAGCTTCATTATGTTATCCTGATTACAACTCTTCTGGTTTGATGAGAGGTAACATTGTGTTGTTAACATTTGGGGATTATTTATATAGAGTACCTGGATTATTAAAGAATGTAAATATTACTATTCCAGATGAAGCCGCTTGGGAAATAGCAATGACTGAACCTGAAAGAGGAGCAGATACTGATATGTATGAATTACCTCAACTTTTAAGAATAAGTTTGGGCTTTACACCTATTATGAGTATATTGCCAAGAAGAGGTGCAGGCGTAGCATTAATCACCCCAGCAGATAAAAATAATAGATTCCTGGGTGAAGTAGCAGGAGTAAAATAATTTTTATGTCAGATAGATACTTATTCATACCGATTGAAAAAACACTAATAAGTGATGATAAATCACCCTCAGCTAGACCTGCGGGTACACAATATTATCGCCCAACTTATTATCCTAATGTAACTGTTACATCACAAGATAATTATATTGTTACTAAAATAACAGATCGTTTAGATTTAATTGCTAATGATTTTTATGGTGATTCAACATTGTGGTGGGTAATTGCTATGGCTAATAATCTATCAGGAGATTCTTTATATCCGGGTGAAGGAGTTCAAATAAGAGTACCTGCTAATTTAAGTTTAGTATTAGCAGAGTATAATAGAGATAATTCAACTTCGTTATAACAATGGCCGTTTTAAATTATACTAATGTCGTAGGAAAAAGTTTTTTTGATTATGTTCAAAAACAACTAGTAAAGAGAACTGAAATTCTATCTAAGGGAGGAGGTAATGATCCTTTTGTTCAACGAACTCCTCAAGAGTTAGAATGGCTAACTAATAGAAGTGGATGGGTAAGAGTTACATCTAATATTAAAATTAGAAAAGGCAATCCACTTGCTAACAAATATGGTGTAGGAGATGGATTAGCTAAAAAGTTTATTTTACAAGGAGGTGTTGTATTTGCTAATGCCTCTTCAAATAATGGATCCATTTTAAGAAGTGGAGTAGGAGTAGATAAAGCATATGGTGTAGGATTTCAAAATGCTGATGCTTATGGAATGGGATTAAAACCAATGCCTGGTATTACTAATTTTTCCATTGAATGTTCAGGTCCTTTTGGCGCACTAAAAACAGCAAACATTAAGATTAAAACATATGATCTTGAACAATTTAATATTATAGAAACCTTATATTGTCATTTAGGAATGTCTGTTATAATTGAATTTGGACATATTCCTTATATTGATAATGATGGTAAATTCGTATCAACACCTAAACTTTTAGATGTATTTAAAATTAATAGTAAAGAACAAATTGCTCAAAATATTACTTCTCAAAGAAAATTAACAGGAGGTAATTATGATGCTTTGTTTGGTACACTAATTAATTATAGTTGGACTACAAGCAATGATGGTAGTTATGATATTGACTTAAAAGTAATGGGTCCTGGATCTGTACTTGAATCTATAAGTATTAATTATACAACATCTAATGTTCCTCCTTTAAATCCAAAAAATCTTAAAATATACGACGAGTTTCTATCCCAAAACTCAGGAAATCCTCCAACCCCTCCTGCAGACCCAACACCTACAGAAGGAAGTACAACATCAGGAACAGAAACTGTTGCTCAACAAACTCCAGAAGATCCTGCAAAAGCATTATTGCCTGGAGTTATTGCTTCAAGAAACAATTCAATAATTCATAGACATCTTTATAGAATATATGAACATGCTTTAACAAACCAACAAGTAACTACTCCTGCTGCTGGTTTAGGTGAGGGTGGTGATCCTAATACTGCTATAAAATGTACAACTACACCACCCCTTACAAATGATATTTTTACTCAAAACGCAACATATAATTTTTTAAAAGTAAATGGAACTTCTGTTACAGGAAATAATTTAGCTTTAAAAGGAAATAATGCTGCTGCTATCGCAGGAACAACCCCAATAAATGAGGTTCCTCCTATTAGTTCCGATCTATTTAGATACCTTACTATTGCTTATGTGACTAATCCTGATGAAGGAGGTGCTTCTTCTACAGCTACAACAAAAGATCAACTTCCCAGAGTTTACATTCCTTTTGGATATCTATTAGCAATTATACAATCATCAGGAGTATTATATAATAGTTCTGCTACTGATGTAACAGCAAAAGAAACTAGACCCTATATATATATAGATTTTAATAATAAAACTAATTATTGTTTTGCATATCCTTGGGCTGTTTCAGTAGACCCTAATGTTTGTTTAGTTGATATTGCTAATGGACCTGCGTTGAATGATGTTTTATTTAAAGGATCTCTCGCGGTTAATGTTTCGGAGGGATTATTTTCAGATACTTATTATACATCTGTTCCTAAAGAAAAATTAAATACTCAAAAATTAATAGCTGCAACCAATATATATAAACCAGAAAAGGATGGTCTAAGTAAAATAATTCAAAATTCTGGATTAGGATTTTATGCTGGTGAAAATAGAGGTCGTATTATGAATATTCTACTTAATGTGGAATATATTGTAAATAAAATGGATGCTTTAGCTGGTAATAGTGATAAAAAAGAAGTTAGATTAGATAGATTTTTAAATGATATTCTTTCTGATGTTAATAAATCTTTAGGAGGCGTTAATGAATTTAGAGTAGCATTTTTAGATGAATCTTATTGTATACAATTAACTGATGAACAAAGACTAGAACAACCTATCCCTTCAGTAATTGATGTTATCGGATTAAGTTCAATTGTACAAAATTATAGTTTTGCATCTAAAATTTCTCCTCAATTAGCATCAATGTTAATTATTGGAGCTCAAGCAGGAGGAACAAGTACAAAAGCTGCAACAACAGATGCTAGCTCTGTAGGCAAATGGAACGCTTACGTAGAAGATAGAATTATGCCTGCCAAAGTAGATTCTACTGAAGGGGATGATAGTGGTGGAACACAACAAACTCCTGCAACACCTCAAACAAATAATGAGGATATTGATCTTGAAGATGCTACAGAAAATTCACCTGATGATCAATTATCCCGTCTTATAACAGGAACATATGTTAATCTTAAGTATAGTGAATCAGATGTTGAGGGAGCAAGAACAACACTGAAAGATAAATTATTAGAACTTAAAGCAAATTTAGACGATACTGCTGCCGCCCCAATGATTCCTCTAGAAATGAGTGTAAAAATGGATGGAATTTCAGGAATATTAGTAAACCAAATATTTGTAATACCTCCAGCTCGTTTACCTTTATCATATCAAGGAAGTGATCCATCAAAAACAAGATTAGGATTTGTAGTTAGAAAAGTAGAAAATACTATAGAAAGTAATAGATGGATAACAAGTATTACAGGACAAAGTTTATTTCTAAAAAATGAAGTTAGTGCTGGTGTTAAACTAAGAAGTACAGACTTTAAATCATCCCCAGCACCCACCCCTGCTACCTCTACAGGAGGAACAACACCTCCTTCAACCACTGATCCTACTGTTCAAAGACAAGAACAAGAAAACTTACAAAGAATAACAGTACCTAATAGTGGAAAAAATACAACAGCTAATACTTATACATACTTACCAAAAACAACTAATAAAGCAGTTGATGTATTTATATTTTATCCTGGTATTGATGTTGGGGGAAGAATAGGCAGAGATTACATGCCACAAAAAGTCACAGCAGCTGCTCCTGATTGGTTTGATAAATATGTTTTAGTATTCCCAACAACATGGACTACTTCATTTTCAAGTGTTAAAAGAGAATATCAAGAATTATTAACTAAAGCAGGTTTAACAGCAAAAACAATAAACATAGGTATTTATTCAGGAAGTGGAAATAATAGTGCAAGTGTATTAGCAGCAGTTAAATCATCAGGAAGAGAACTTAGAAACTTTATTATGATGGATCCCGTTCCTTCTGTGGCTTTAACAAATGCTGTTAAGGCTGTTAAAAATAGAGGAGGAACATTCCAATACTTATATTACAACCCAGGTGCTTGGGGTAATAAAGATTATTATGGTGGAATAAATAGTAAAGGTGAGATATATGGAAACATTAAAACTTTAGTAGACTTAGCAGCATCAAACGGAGTAGGTTATAAAAGAACAGCAACTGGGCATCTTGATATTCCTACGTTTATGTTACAAGAACTTAAATCACAAATAGAAAAGAATTTAGGATAATGGCTCAATATTTTCCAAAAAATAGAGTAATAGATAATAAATACACCAATGGTGATAAGTTTGTTAATCCAACAACTAAAGAACCATATGTGGGATATTATTATGAAACATTTGACGGAAAATTTAAAACAGGAAAAAACCCAATGGAAGGTCCATCTGCACCTTTAGAATCTATAAGTGCAATATTTTCTAATCCACAAATTCCTAATAGTGAAAATAACGATATTTATTCTTTATTATCAAAAGGAAGAGCAGGATCTTCTAACTCAGTTATAGGTACATTAAAAGAACCTCAACAATATTTTCCAAAACCTACTCCTCAAGACTATAACCGAGGATATTTTACACGTTATGTAGCTAAAAGAAGAAATTCTCCTAATTCTGTATTTTTAGAAATAGACCAACCTACTTATAATGACTTATTATATAAAGGAGGAATATACAATTACCCGATGTGGGTAGTAACGTCTGTATTTTGGCAGATTACTGGTCCTTTATATGATAATAGAGAAAATAAAGATTATCCTCGAGCAGGAATAATTGATACTAATAAAAGAATTTTAATTACAAAATCAAAATCCTTCCCTAGTATTGAAAAATTTTTTTCTAATTTAACACAGTTTGCTGTTACTGAATTTATAGAAGTAATTTCTGGACAATATACATCTGGTAGAGAATTAGAGTATAGAAGTAACGGAAAAGAATATGTTGGTTATTATCATGTAAAGGGAAATGGTGATATATTTGACGGAGCTACTACGGCACAATCAGAAAATGTGCTTCTTAAACCAATGAACACAACAGTGGCAGGTTCCATTTCATTGCTGTTAGATAAAACACTAAAAGAACTTCGAACCCAAAACATAGCCAGTTTTGGAGGTCTAAGATTATAGTATTATATTTACAGAAACAAAGGTTATGTTTTATATTATTGAGACTGAAGATCAACTCAGTCGACTACATACTGATTGCACAAACTGCTTTATTAACATTGTTCCGCTTAATGATAATTTTCATCCTAAGCTGAGTGAAACATGCTTGATATACTATAAATGTCCTACATCTAAGGGTTATTTATTTACTATTAATCATAGTGAGGCATTTAAATTACCACTACAATCAGTACTAGATTATCTTACTAAAAAACATGAACGTATATATACGTTAGATAAGAAGGCAACTAAATACCTTATAGGTGATGAATTACCTATTATAGACGTTAATTTTATGTTACCTGATGCCCTTAAAGAAGAAGCATTCAATACTACATTACATGACTATTTTTATAATAAATTTTTCCATTTAAAAAACATTAACAGTATTATTCCTATTTCTAAACACTATGAAAAACAGGAAGCAATATTCAATAATATATCTTGGTGTTTAGGTTTAATGCCAAACGAATATTTAAATAATGATTATACTGATGTATTTTATAATATAGAAAAACAAGGTATTGGTTTTGATGAAAAATTACTTAGAAAATATTTTGAATTTAATTGGGCTACTTACTCAGTAAATGATGGAAAAATACATGGTTATTTTAATTTATATAACCAAACCACCCGCCCAACAAATGCGTTTAACAATATCAATTTCAGCGCTTTAAACAAGGATAACGGCGCTCGCGAGACGTTTACACCAACAAATGACTATTTCGTTGAATTCGATTATAGCGCTTATCACCCACGTATTATCGCAAAAATTATTGGTTATGAGTGGAAAACTAATCCATATGATGAAATACCTAAAGAGGTAATGTTTCAAAATTTGTATGGTGGAATTAGGAAAGAACATATCCATGAACCATTTTTTGCTAAATTAGATGAATATCTAAATCATAAGTGGAATGAATTTACAAGTGATGGTGCTTTGGATTTGGTAATGACTAAAATTCCTGCTTCGCGAATCGAGAATCCCAACAAAAATAAAATACTCAGTTATATTATTCAATCATACGAAACATATTATAATGTTCAGACATTGAAAACAGTGTTTGATTATTTAAAAGATAAACAA